ACGCCATCCCGTTGTCAATGTATCCGGCAGCCGTGGCCACCATCGCCCAGCGCATTGGCCTCACCATCATCACCCCCGAGTCCGAGGTGGCCGTGCAGCCCATGTTCCTGCCGGTGTTGTTTGCCGGCCAGCACATTGACGAGCACCCGACCTTCTGCGGTGAACTCATCGGGGAGGCCCTGCAACCCCGGCAGGTCCATGACGTGGAGATGGACGAGATCATGGGCGTGGAGCCCAAGGGATACACCAGCGACAAGGCCCACAACAGTGAAGACGCTCTGGCCTTTCTCCGTCCCCCGGTTCCTGAGATCACCTTGGAGATTGCCAAGGAAGCTCTGTCCCACGTGGACCCGGACATCGAGATGCTGCCGTGGATCGCGATGGCGTCAGCCCTCAAGCACCAGTTCTCCCATAAGCACGCGTCTGAAGCGTTCGAGATCTTTGATGAGTGGTCGGCCAAGGGCACCAAGAAATACCTCGGGCGGGACGACACACTGGCCAAGTGGAACTGCATTCAACCAACCCCTATGGGCCGGGTGCCCGTCACCATCCGTTCGTTGATCCATGCCGCCGTGGACGGTGGATACAATGCGGCTCCGGTAAAAGAGGTTTCATTCAACTCGGTGCTCAACTGGATACGGGAGGAAGGCCGGACCAAGACCGACCTGACCACATTGGCCCTTCAGAAGATCATGGCAGCCGTCATGCTCTCGGACACGGAAGAAGGCGTGCTGCTCAATGCTGTCATCCGGCAGGCCAAGAAGCTCGGCATTGACGCCAGTATTGGGGATCTGCGCAAAGACCTCAAGAAGCTCAAGGCCAAGGCGGCTCAGAAGGACGAGAGCCAGGACAGCAAGGAGATGCCAGGATGGCTCAAGGGCTGGTGTTATGTCACCTCCCGCAATGAGTTTTTTCAGCACCGCACCACCCGGCGCATGGACTGTGACGCCTTCAACAACGCCTTTGGCCGCAAGCTCCTCCCCGACCCGGCCACAGCAGGGGATGACGCAGACCCCGCAGTATTGTCGAAGCCGATCATCCGGCCACAGGACTTCGCACTGAACCTGCACAAGATCCAGTGTGTGGACGGCTACCGTTATACGCCTTCAGAGCCGGGGAAGATCTACACCAAGAAGGAAGGGCTGTGGTACGTCAACACCTACCGGGCCAACTTCCCCACCCCGACAAAAGAGTATGCTGATGAGGCCAAGGCTCTGATTGACAAGCATCTTGAAGTGCTCATCGCCAACCCTCAATACCGGTCAGTGCTGTGGGACTGGATGGCCTTCAATGTCCAGTTTCCCGGTGTGAAAGCCCGCTGGGCTGTGCTGTTTCAAGGCGGGGCTGGCTGCGGCAAAACGTTCTTCTTCAAACTGATGCTGGCGGTTCTCGGTCAGGGCCACGCCAAGCTGGTCAACAAAGCCTCGATCTCGGGAAACTGGAACGAGTGGGCCACGGGGGCCCAGTTGGTCGGCATTGAAGAAATCCGTGTGACGGGCGAGAACCGATATGAGATCATGAACAAGCTCAAGGAGCTGATCACCAATGATGACATCCCGGTCAACCAGCGCAACAAGGACACGCGCACTGAGGAGAACATCACCAACTACATCGCGTTCTCGAACCACCATGATGCCCTTGCCCTAGCGCACGATGACCGGCGTTACTTCGTGCTGAAGGCCATCCTGCAAGAGGAAGAAGAGATCAAGGCTTTGTCTGAAACCGGCTATTTCACCGCTCTCTTTGACCTGCTCAAGGAACGCGCCGGAGCCCTGCGATATGTGTTTGAAAACCACCCCATCAGCAGTGACTTCGACGCCAACGGGCGTGCGCCATACACCATCTTCCGTGATCAGGTCATTGAGGACACCAGTGATGAGGTCACAACGCTGATCCGCCGCCTGATCGAAGAGGGTGAGCATGTGCAGGTCAACAGCGACTTCATCGTGGCCAAGGATCTCAGCGCCATCTTCAACATTGAAGGTGCCCAAGGGTGCAGCGACCATCAGCTTGCCCAGCGGCTGCGCAACCTCGGGTACCACTCAGGCAAACGGTCCATGCTTGACGGCAAGAAACAGACCATCTGGGTCCGCAATGGCAGGCTCAAGGACGTGACCGACCTTGGCGCTTATGTCAGGCAGAAGATGGAGGACCAGAAAAAAATCGCAGACATCTGGTGAATATTTCTTGCACGATACACTTTCTGTTATAATCTCAGATCACACTTTCCGCCCCAGTCGGCGGAGCAACCCAAAACAAACACAACAAGTCCGATGAAAATCGAAATCACCATCAATCCCGAGTCCGCCAAACATCTTGCCGAAGCCCTGGCTCCCATCTTGACCGGTTACGCGGCTCCGGCCAGTCCGCCGAGCACACCACCCCCTGCTCCTGAAACTCCGGCCAAGCCAGCCAAGGCTGCCAAACCCGAGAAGCCCGCAGCCCCGGCTGTGACGCTCGAAGACCTTCGCGCCGTCGCCACCGAGTGCGTGAACGCTGGCAAGAAGGACAAGTTGGTCGAGATCAACAAGAGCTTCGGTGCCACCGGCCTCTCCAAGATCGAGCCCGACAAGTACCCTGAAGTGCTGAAGGCCCTCAAGGCGCTGGCTGCCGAGGCCCCGGAAGAAGATCCTTGCGCGTAATCAGCACGCCAGATTAATAGGAACCCAGTTAGCAAGAACCGGGTGTCATCAAAAACACCCGGTTCTTTTTCTCAACCCTATTCAATGAAACCATCCCCCCGTCCGCCAGTCATTTCACTCTCGCCGTCCGCCGCATCCCGCTGGCTGACTTGCACCGCCAGCCCACGGTTCATCGCTGAGAACGCCGACAAGATCGGCAGCACGGACACCGTGTGGAACGTGGAGGGCGACATGGCTCATGCCGTGGCCAACGCGGTGCTGCTCGGCCAGCCGTTGCCCACCGAGTCCAGGGGCAAGAAGATCCCGAAGGACAAACTGCCGGAGATGGTGAAGCACGCCAAAGGGTTTGCTGAGTTTGTGAAAGTCCCCGGCATGGTGGACCTGCACTCTGAGTTGAAGATCTCACTCTGGTACATGCCCAACCGCAATGGCTACGTCGATGCCGCAAGCAAAGGTCTCTGGAACGGCTCGGACGTTCGGATCACCGATCTCAAGTATGGGCAAGGCGTTGCCGTCACCGCTGAAGAGAACGAGCAGATGGCCATCTATGCCCGCTCATGGGTGGAGCAAGAATGGGATGACCAGCACAACCTCACCGAGGACACCCTTTTCGAGCTTGCCATCTACCAGCCCCGCATTCGTGAAGGCGAGAAGATCTCCATCTGGCGGCTCACATGGGCCGAGTTGAAGGAGTTCACCGACAACATAGAACGCATCGCCAAGAAGATCATTGCAGGCATCGACGAGACCTTCCGCCCGTCGCCCGAGGCATGCCGGTTCTGCCCGATGAAGAAACCCGCCAAGGGCTCGCCCTGTGCCGCCTACACCGAGTGGACCGGGGCCGACAGGGCCATCGTCATCAGCGACGTGAACCCGAACGAGGTGATGACCGATCTGCGCCAGTTCGACGAGCGCACCCTCCGGCTCATCGCCGCCAACAAGAACAGGATCAAAGCATTCGTCGATGATGTGTACAAGGCGTTCTACGGTGAGGCCGTCAATGGCAAGATCCCAGAGGGTTTCAAGCTTGTCCGTGGCAAGGGCTCACGGTCATGGGAAGATCCTGAGAAGGCAGCCGAGTTTCTTGAAGTCATGTTTGGTGACGAAGCCCAGACGGAGCCCAAGCTCAAGACACCAAAGGCCATTGAGGACATGATGAAGGCTCACGGCATGAAGCCAGGCGGATTGATGCCCTACATCAGGAAGTTCGAGGGCGGCGTGCTGCTGGTGCCCAACGATGACCCGCGTGAGTCGATCAACATCAACCCGGCTGACGTGTTTCAGAATTTGGACGTGGATTCACTGCCCGCGTCCGAGGAATAAGGAAATAGTGAAACAACAAATATGAACACAGACACAGGCCAAATTCTTCCTTGGGACGAGGTGTCCCCTGAACAGGCGGACAATTTTATCCCGGTTTTCCGTGACCTCACCAAAAATGAGGAATTGGAAAAACAGATCAAGCTCTATGCCCCCTGTGCATGTGGGAGTGGGAAGAAGTTCAAATTTTGCTGTAAAACAACACCAACAAAAACGAAGCCATGACCAAAGAACACGCCATCATCACTGCCAAACAATTCCGTAAAGATGCGGACGAACTCCTTCAGCGCATGAAGGAACACAAAACAGATCTGCTGAAACATGCACAAGTCCCGCTGGGGTTTGATGACCAGAGTGAAGCGATTGCTCAACACATCCTTTCCATCCGTGATCTGGAAAACTGCATCATGCGTCAAGGCATGGCGTTGAAGTATGTGGGCAACCCCAACCCATACCCTAGCTCCAAAGACCCCAGCAGCACTGTTGTCGAGCCGACATCAGATGGTCTGAAAATGTAATTCTTTTCAACCCCAACACATCATGCACATCCCAGGCAAACTCGAAGCATCCAAACGCACACCCGGCACACGGTTTTTCCATGTGTGGCAAATCACATTCCGTCTGAAGAAAAACGGATTCGTCCAGTCTCCAATTTCTGAAATCATGGCCCAGCCCCATGCTCAGAAAGTGGCCAAGATTGCCGGTGACAAACGCCGCATCAGCACATGGCAGAAGTGCTGTGAACAGGCCAACAAGATTGCGGAAAAACGCCGTTTGGCCCGTCTGGCGATGCGTGATCTGCTGAGCCCCGATAACCTTGCGCTTTACGCATAGGTACTTTTTCAACCCCACACCCAAAACACACAACACCATGGCTACGAACCCAAGCAAAAAAGAAATCGCAGGCATTCTCATCGAGAATGGCCGCCTCAGCTTCGACGACCTTTACGAGCCCACGGCCTCCGTGGAAGGTGGCCGTCTCAAGTACCGCTGCAACATCATCATCGACCCCACCACCGACACCGGCAAACGCAACATCAAGAAGATCGAGAACCTGATCAAGCAGGTCGAGCTGGAGAAGTTCAAGAAGTCCCCGGCCACCTACAAGACCGATGACCGCAAGTGCTTCGTGGACGGCGACTCCTGTGTCAACCAAAAGACCGGCGAGGTCTATGACGGCTACGCTGGCATGATGATCCTCAAGGCTGCCAATGACAAACGGCCAGCCGTGGTGGATCGTGATGCACAGACCCCGATCTACGCCGAGGACAACAAGACCTACGCCGGTTGCTACTGCAACTATTTCATCCGCATCTACGCAGTCATGGGTGCGGACAAGGGTGGCAACGGAATCTTCGCCAGCCTCGAAACCGTGCAGTTTGTCAAGGATGGCGAACCGTTCGGCGGTGCTCCGGTTGATCCGAAGTCCGTGTTCAAGAACCTGGAGAAGGACGGCGGCTCGGACGACGAGGCCGGAGACGAAGAAGACCCTCTGGCATAAACCCCAAACACCTTGCCCGTGCTGCCCGACGAAAACCTCCTGATGGTGAACACATGTGGGATGGAAGTACAGAAAGCAGCACGGGCATTTTAATTTTATGTTTGAACCAATCCCGAGTGACATCACAGCCAAGGACGGTGTTCTTTGGCGTAAGGGGGAAATAGTTGACTGTGGTGAGGCCGACTGGATTGCAATCAAGTCTGGATTCTCATGTGCAGAAAAACTTGTGAAATGTCTCGAAGAGAAACAAGCAAACCAAAGAACAGAAAAACACAGTGGCCAATGACCCCACCAGCCCGAAGCGCCGCCGTGTCCACATGGACTACGAAACGTTCAGTGCAGCCCCGTTGGGTGGCAAGACGGGTGTGGGCGCTCACCGCTATGCGCGCGACCCGAGCACGGAGATCCTGCTCATTGGTCTGGCTGTGGGCGACGACCACCCCGTGGTGTGGGTCAACCCGGAGATCTGCGAGAATCCGAACCCCAAGGATCAACACGAGGCTGATTTGATTCTTCTCAGCCTTCAAGGCGACATCATCTTCGCCCACAACGCCCCATTCGAGGCTGCCATCACCCGTGCTCTCTTCACCAAGACCACCGGCTACAAGGCCCCCCGGCCCGAGCAGTTCCGCTGTACACAGGCAATGACCCGCCGTGCCGGGCTCCCACCAGCCCTTGAGGACGTGGGCAGCATCCTCGGGCTGCGGGCTCAGAAGGACAAGGCGGGGCATGATCTCATCAAGAAGTTTTGCGTTCCCCAGAAGAACAAACAGAAGCCGACCACCAATGCTAAACTGCTGGCCAAGAGAGCCAAGAACCCGTTCCGCGAGCGCATCCTGCCCACCGACTCCGAGGCTGACATGGCCGACTTCAAACGGTTCATCGAGTATTGCCGTCAGGACGTGGAGGTGGAGCGCCAGGCCGCGCACACGTTGAAATACTTCGCCCTGAGCGGGGATGCTCTGGCCACGTTCCAGCTCGACCTCACCATCAACGAGCGCGGGTTCCCGGTGAACCTGACGGCCATCAACAATGCAGTCAAGATCATTGAGGAGACCGAGGCCAAGACCGGAGCCGAGTTCTTTGCGCTCACGGGACTCAAGCATACCCAGCGGGAAAAGATACTCACGTGGTTGCAGCAGCGCGGCTGGCAGGGCAACGATCTCAAAGCAGAGACCGTGGACGCGCACCTCGACAGTGCCGAGGGTGCAGGTGGCTCGGAGTCGGATGGAGAGGATGAGGACAGTCAGGAGGCCGAGTTCGGTGAAGACGACGGCACCGACATCAGCCGGGCACTCATGCTGCGCAAACGGCTCACCTATGCTGCCGTGAAGAAGGTGAAGGCCATTCTTGCCATGGTCGGGCCTGATGACAACCGGGTGCGTGGCACGCTCATTTTGTGGGGTGCCGGGCCGGGCCGGTGGGCCGGGTTCAAGGTGCAGCCCCAGAACATGAAGCGCCCGTCCACCCGGCTGGTGCGTGACATGCCGTGGAAGGCCATGGGATTCAAATCCGAGGGCAAAGCCCTGAGCTGGCTCACCCAAGCCGCGTATCGGGACATTCTGGCTGGCCGGGATGCCGACTGGTTGGAGCTGGTCTATGGTCCACCCCTTGAAGTGGTCAGTTCGTGCATCCGGCATTTCATCCACGACTATCAGGTGTGCCCGCATTGCGGTGGCACCGGCAGACCCCCGGAGAAATGGTACAAGCGCAGCGAGCCGTGCTCGAAGTGCGCCAGCATGAAGTATTTGGAGAACTACATGCTCTCAGCCGACTTCGCTGCCATTGAGGCCCGTGGTGTGGCATGGCTCGCTGGTCAGGAAGACGCGCTCGAAGAATACCGTCAGGGCATTGACCGTTACAAGAAGATGGCCAGCAGGATCTATGGTGTGCCCTATGAAGAGGTGCAGGAGTTCCCCCAGCGTTTCGTGGGCAAACAGGCCGTGCTGCTGCTGGGCTATCAAGGCGGTGGCCCCAAGTTCCGGCAGACCTGTGAGAAGTATGGATACTTCGACCTGCCCGAGGGCTTCGAGGATGAGGTCGTCAAGATCTATCGTGAGTCCCACCCCGAGATTGTGAAGCTCTGGCGCAAGATGGACCAGTGCTCACGGGCTGCCGTGCTGAGCCCCGGCAAGGTGGTCGAGGTCAATGACAAGCTTTCGTTCCGAGTCATGGAGATTGCCAATGGCACGAGCTTCCTGCTGCTTCGTCTGCCGAGTGGCCGGGAGATCAGCTACCCCATGCCCGAGCTGGTCAAATGCCTGAGCTACACGCACAAGGGTAAGCGGGTGCAGATCTTTGAACCGCAGCCCGAGGACATCCAGAAAGCCATCGAGCGCGTGGGTGAGAAAAAGCATTTCCTAAAAGATGTTGTCACATATTATGGCAAGACCGGGAAAGATGGCACGAAGGCTTGGGGGCGCGTTCCCACGTATGGCGCGAAGTACACGGAAAATGCCACCCAAGGTTTAGCCGCCGACTTTATGGTCAACGGGGCCCTCAACTGTGAGGATGCCGGATACGAGATTGCCACCCTCATCCACGACGAATCTCTCAACTACAAGAAACCGGGACAGACACCGGAGGAACTTTGCAGGCTTCTCGCCAGCACACCAGAATGGGCAAAGGGCATGCCTCTGCTGGCCGAAGGAAAAACAGTGCCTTTTTACATGAAATGAGTGTTCAACTGATGCTTGGTGAATGCCTTGAGCGCATGCAGGAAATCGAAACCGGCAGCGTGGACATGGTGATGGCCGATTTGCCTTATGGCACGACTGCCTGTAAGTGGGACGCGGTAATTCCGTTCGCCCCACTGTGGGCACAATACCGGCGCATCTGCAAAAAGAATGCGGCTATTGTGCTCACGGCTAGCCAGCCGTTTACGAGCGCACTGGTGATGAGTAATCCAACCATGTTTCGGCATGAATGGGTGTGGATAAAGAACCGTGGGAGCAACTTTGCCAATACAGTCCGGGAGCCTTTCAAAGAGCACGAAGTTGCCTTGGTGTTCAGCCAAGGAGGGTGGATTTACAACAAGCAGATGCAGGAGCGAACCGGTGCCGGTGCGAGTCGGGTTAAGTATGGCATTAATAACAAGACAGCCAGTGATAACTACCGGAAATTTGACAACGAGGACGTTGTGATGCGTGGCGAACTTCGCGTGCCTTCATCTTGGCAGAAGTTTAATACCGATACCAGCGGAGCACACCCAACGATTAAGCCCGTCGCTCTGATGGAATACTTGATTCGCACCTACACTAACGAAGGCGAGACGGTGCTCGACAACACCATGGGAAGCGGCACAACCGGCGTGGCCTGTATCAACACAGGGCGCAAGTTCATCGGTATTGAGCGCGACCCCGAGTACTTCAAAATCGCACAAACCCGGTGTGACCCTCTCAACGGCATCTGGTAAAATCTCAATCACTCAACACAAAATGAACACACCACCAAAACCACAGCCGGTCGATCTCATGATCGACATCGAAACCATGGGCAACACTCCAGGTGCCGCCATCCTCTCCATTGGAGCCGTCTTCATCAAGGACGGCAAGCTGGGGCATGGATTCTACCAGCCTGTTGACCTCCAGAGCTGCCTTGAGAACGGCCTCAAGATGGACGCTGGCACTGTGCAATGGTGGATGAAGCAGTCTGATGAAGCCCGTGAGTCCATTACACGGGAGACCGGTGACAACATCATTGCAGTGCTGGCCAACTTCTATGGCTGGGTGACTCAGAATGCCCAAGGCGCTGAAGTTCAGGTGTGGGGCAACGCCGCCACGTTCGACGTGGTGCTCATGGAGGAAGCCTTCCGCCGTGTTGGCTATGACATCCCATGGAAGTTCTGGGGCCACCGCTGCTACCGTACGCTGAAAAACCTCTTCCCCGGCGTTCCGAAGCCCGAGTTCACCGGCATCAAGCACCACGCGCTCGACGATGCCAAGTTCCAGGCGCTGCACCTCATCAACATTCTTGAACACATAAACTGTTTGCAGAACGTGCCTGATTCTGCTACAAACCCACCACAAACCAATGAACAAAAAACACCCGTCGTCCAAAGCCCCGGCTTCGCTGCCCAACCACAAGTTTGCTGCCCAGACGGAGCATGTGACCTTTGCATCCCAACCGAAGTCCAGCAAAACGACATTGCGGAAGATCCCGCAGCCGGTGTTCCCGGCACGCCATGAGGTCGTTGTCTCCACAGCCTTTGTCAGGAACAACACCCCGCTGCTGGTCAACTGGCCCACGCTGATCAAGGTGTTCAACGAGTCGGCCCCCACGGCTGACCGTCTGCGCAAGCTCATCGTGGTCGAGGTGCAGACCCGCAACCGGCCCACCATGCTCCGCCGCCTCCTGAGCCGCCTGCACATCGTGGAACGGCAGGAGATGATGAAGGTGCTCAAGATTAACTGAACCAATAATATCATGATTAAAAACAAAACTTGGGTAATGCTCTCTGAAAAAGAAATCAGGGAAGAAGCAAAGCTTACTGACAAAGAAAAAACTGCCGTGGATGCTTTTGTAAAAGCGGCAAAAGATCTGCCTAAAGGTTTGGTCATTGGCATCTCTGATTTTGATGACCGTAATGATGGTATCATCGTCTCAAAAATGATCACTTCTGGGATGTCTGAAGTGGTGGCAAGAGTTCGCAGGAAATCGCTGATTTTTTAAGTGATGCCCCCCAAGTTCTACAACCCGGACAAGCACAAGCCCCGTGAAAAAGCCATCGAGGCTGCCATTGGCAGGTATGCCGTGAGCAAGGGGTGCTTGTGGTGGAAGTTCACCTCACCGAACAACCGCTCGGTGCCTGACCGCTGGCTGCTCACCCCCAATGGTGTGGCTGCCCTGCTGGAGGTGAAACGCCCCGGCGAAAAGCTGACAGTCGGGCAGTCCGAGAAAATCCAGCAAGTGTTGATACGCCAGGGGCTTGCCGACTGGACGGACAACGTGGAGAAAGGCAAACGGATCATCGACGAGTGGTGCTCACTGCCGGGGCCGAAGACTGGCAAACTGGAGGGCGTGTGGTGAGATGCCAAGCCACGAACAGATGCAAGAAATAGGAACTGTTTTTGCGTGCTATAACCCATCAGTGGTTCAACGTCTGGTACCGCAAACAGACAATTGGTGGAGCCAAATGGCCAACAAAGAACTTGAGATGCAGAGCAAGCTTCTCATCCCGATCTGCCCATGCTGTGGATATGGTCGCACACTCTTTGCCCACGTTCAGAAAACACCCGAACTGGTGATTCCGGCTGAGTTTTCAGACTGGTGCTCCAATTGCAGAAAAATGTTGGCCAGCAAACTCAAATGATGCGCTACTCTCCGTCAGAACCCCAACGGTTGGCCCGCAGTCACCTGCTCGCGCACCCTGACACGTTCTTGCTCATGGGGATGGGCCTTGGCAAGACCGCCACCATCATCGACCACCTTGATACATTACTGCTCACCGGAGAGGCAAGAGCCATGCTGGTGATCGCACCGCTGGCCGTGTGCAACTTGACGTGGCCCAACGAGGTGGCCAAGTTCGAGCAGTTCCGTCAGATGCGAATTGCCGACCTGCGCACCGAGGAAGGCCAGAAGCAGTTCACCAAGGGCACTGCTCACATCTACACGGTCAACTGGGAGTCCCTGCCCACCGTGGCCGTGCTGCTGGCCAAGCAGAAGTCGCTGGCCGTGCCTTACGACATGGTGGTGTTCGACGAGTCCACCAAGGCCAAGAGCAACCAGTCCAAGCGGGCTGCTATCTACCGCGAATACTGCCCCCGTGTCGCCCGGCAGATCGCGATGACCGGCACCCCGGCCCCCAACAGTGAGGCCGACCTGTGGGGCCAGATGATGATGGTGGACGGCGGCAAACGGCTTGGCCCGAGCTTCAGCAATTTTCAAAAGACCTATTTCAAGCCCACTGACTTCCGCAAATACAAGTGGGTGCTCAAGGATGGTGCGGGGGAGCGGATTTACAAACGGATCAGTGATGTCACCCTGACGTTGAGGACCAGCGACTGGCTCGACCTGCCTGACACCGTGGTCAACGATGTTGAGATTGATCTAGGGTCTGCACTAATGTCACAATACCAGCAGTTCGAGGACGAGCTTGTGACCCAGATCCGAGACAAGGTGATCACAGCCCCCAATGCTGCCGCGCTCATCACCAAGCTCATGCAGTTCACCAGCGGAGCCACGTACGACGAGGAGAAGCTGGTGCATGAGATCCACGACAAGAAAATCCGGGCGCTGGTGGAGACGGTCAGGAAGATTGACGGTCCCACCCTCATTGGCTACGCCTATCAGCACGAGGTTGACCGGTTGAGGAAGGCGCTGCCCAAGGCGGAGTTCTTCTCCGACTACAAGAACAAGGCGGCACAGGTGCAGATGCTGGCACGGTGGAACGCGGGCAAGATCCCCCAGCTCGTCGCCCACCCGGCCTCCATGGCCCACGGACTCAACATGCAGGATGGCGGGTGCAACCTTGTGTGGTACTCCCAGACTTACAGCCGGGAGAAGTCCGAGCAGATGCTGGGCCGTCTGTTCCGGCGCGGACAGCGGAACGAAGTCAACCTGTGGCGGCTCATGTGCCCCGGCACCGTGGACTACGCCGTGGCTCTGGCCCTGGAGAACAAGGCTGCCAGCGAAAACACCCTGCTGACCGCGCTGCAAAGCCTTGAGGCGTTCCGCCGTGGTGGCGGCGTGGTCGAGATCGGTGATGATTCAGATTTGATGGAGGATGAATATGAAGATAATTAAATCAGGAGATACCAAGAAACCCAAAGAAGTGAAATGCACCTGTCAGGAGTGTGGCTGCAAGTTTTCATTCACTGAGAAGGAAGCCAAGTTCGTCAGCGATCAACGTGACGGAAACTATTACACGGTCAAATGTCCTGAGTGCAAAACTCCGAACGCCATTGACGCATCACTTTTCTAGCTCATGAAACATCCTCGCGCCACCAGCCTCAAAATCGTCCAGGCCCCGCTCCCGTTGACCGGTGAGTCCACCATGTTCAACCCGCTCGCCACACAGGTCGGTGGGCAGCACTACAAGAACATGCCCATCCAGCCGGTGGAGTTCAGCGAGCGCAACCAGTTGCCATACTGCATGGCCAACGTGATCAAGTATGTCAGCCGCCACCGGGCCAAGCACGGACGTGAAGACCTTGAGAAGGCCATCCACTATTGTGACCTTGGCCTGTCCATGTACGAGCAGACCAAGACCGCCTGGCGCACCCAAGACTCGGACTGGGCCATCACACCTCTGCGGTTTTGTCAGGAGAACAAGTTCGACGGCCCCACCACCAAGGCCGTGATCCACCTATGCAGTGTGTTCAGCCGTGGCAGCATGGGGTACCTTGAGGCCAAGCAGGTGCTTGAGGGCATCCTTGTGACGGATTACCCACCGCTGCGGTCTAGCAGGAGGAGATGAGTGGTATCAAGCCTCATTTTTGCTGACTGCACCACGAGCATTTACGAGGTACCGTTTCACGCTTTCAGGCTGGCTATGGTATGGTGGGCGGCGGACGGCTTTGCAGCGGTCTTTCTCCACTCGGGTGACACACACTTTGTTCGACTGGTTGCCACCAAGAACATGGTAGCAGGACTCGTCTTCAGCGATGTAGAAACCGACATGGCCCCCTCCATTGCGCTGGAAAGCAAGAATATCCCCTAGCCCAGCTTGAGGAGACTTCACACCAAACTTGGCCCAATTCAACGCCCAAAGAGGCTCCACGACAACTTCAGCAGCCGAACGGGCACGAAGCACCACGATTGCAGCAAAAAGCCCACACCACGGGATGTCATCGTCAGAGTACCCATAGATTTTCACCCCTGCATGGTTGAGTTCATCACGCCAGCCGATGATCGTTGCGTTTGATCCTTTGCCGACCACTTCTGCGGTGCCGTGCAGTTTGAGAGCTTCATGGATGCAACGCGGCAGCGTCCCGATTGTGCCGAGCCATTCATAGTTTTTTGGGTAGTTCATGGCGTGATGGTCTGAGGATTCTTGGCGCTGGTGGCACGGGTGTTGTTCTTGATCACTTGATCACCTGCCGCCAGTGCCGCGGCTGCCCCGCTGCCGGTGGTCAGATAAACGAGCCCAGCAGCGTTGGCATCTTTGACGAGGTTCAGGCCAATCTGAGCCCGCTGTTCTTGGGTGAGGCTCCCACAAGAGACGAGCGCCAGTGTGGCGATGATGAGGATGTGTTTCATGGTGTGGTGTGTTTCTGGTCTTGGGTGTCGTTCTCGATGATGCTTTTCATGGTATGCTCGAAGATCTGGCCTTCGGTGAACCACGTGCTGTGTCCAAAGCTGTGGTTGCTATGATCGAACACACGTCCTGGCCATCTGGCGGCAAATTCACCTCCACGAAGGCCCATTGAGCCGTACCCAAGCCCGGCCCAGCTACCGAACACATGTGTGACCTTGGCAAACTGGAGGGCTTTGTCGTTGAGGCTGCCATAGATGTGAACACGGCCCACCACATCATTGATGAGAGCATCCTCGAAGTCTTCTTCCTGTGCAGCCGGGGCAAACAGGTGGCACGCTGCAATCTGAGTGCCGATGTCGCGGAGCAGCCGCGCTGTGATGTCGCAGCCATTCGAGTGGCCAACCAACACCACACGGTACCCGGCCTGCTTGGCCCTGGACACCTTGCGCGCCAGCTCATCAGTGCGCCTCCGCTGGCCGATGAACCGTGTCACAGCAGTGGTGTAATACTCGCGCCGGTCTGCACTCACACCATCAGGCGTGCGAAAGTTGATGTAATCACAGAACCGCTCGGGCCAGCCTTGGGCGTCACCAGGGTGAAACCGGATGCCATTGATGGCCAAGAAAAAAGTTCTGCTCATGAGGGCACCCTCCAATGCACGTAGAGGATGAGCCCCAGCACGGTCATCACCCACACAGCCACAATGACGATCCACCTGTCCTCAAGGGACCGAATCCGTGTTGAATGGGACTCCTGGTTGGCACGGATCTGTGGCAGTTCGTTCGTGTTGAGCTTGACCGTGGCAATTTCACTGGCCAGCGTTTTGAGGGACGCCCGGACTTCCTCATGCCACCGGGCCACTGCATCAGCCTTCTCTTTGAGAAGGACTGCATTGGCCAGCTTCAGTTCGGCGGCTTCTTCTTCGGGTGTCATTTTTTGGCGTGTTCGATCAGTTTCTCATCAGCCTCCTGTACTGCCTTTGAAGCCTGCTCCAAGCGCAGGTCAGCAGCACATGCTTCTTCCATGAACTTATCGACCATACATCGGGCCGGTGTTTGCGCAGACCCCAAATCTTTTGTCTCTTCTTGAGCCTTGATGGCCACAGGAAGTGCTGGCCTGATGGACGCGGCCAAGTTCAGATCATCATGGGGTATGGAGAAGAACGTTGATACCATGGGGTTACGGCAATTTTGGTTGAGGAAAAAGCCCATTTGCAATCATCTCCTCCAGCGTCCGCGCCACCCCCTCGGGGTGTTCTGTTGTAGGTTGTTTGAACAATGGCGGGAACTCATCATAGACCACCATGCGGCCGCCTCGTAGTTCTTTCACCCGTGCCGACAATGCGGTCAGCGTGCCCGCAGGCAGCGCCCCAGAGCCCTCATAAGGTTGCAGCACCATCACAATAGCCGCTGCATCAGCCTGAGGATGCACGTTGATTTGATACGACGTGTCCACTTCAAGCCAGCGGCTGTCATCAAGTGCCTTGCGCCACGGGAAAAGGTATTGAGTGTCCTTTGGGCTTCGCCCAGCAGCGGGGCGGCTCAGTGACCAAAGCGCATCACTCATAACGCGTGCTGCTGGAGCTGGAATAAAAAGTTTCATTGGGCGAAATACAGGTCCTTTCCAATCTGCTGAATGGCATCTGCGTTCGTGTTTCCGACATCAGCTATCCACACCCCACCTCCATAGAATTTGGCATTGGCCACCCACAATGGGACGCCCGCTTGAGTCCCGACACCGATAAGATCAATCGTAATCGAGGTGCTTGTCTTGGTCCCGGTGGTAACCCCCACGCCGGCATTTAGCCTCGACCCCAAAGAACCTATTTGCAGCGCATGACTGCAAATGTCAGTCGTGATAGTGATGGCACCCGGTGCGGTGCCGCCCGGCTCATTCCAGTCAGGGGCAACACCGGTGCCGTAGTTGAAGGCATTGCGTTTTACGTCACTGGTTGAGTGAATATTCACACCCACCATGCCAAATCCCGGAGCCGCATTGACCGTCCAGTGCGTTGAGTCAGTCGCCGCAATGCTAAGCCCGGTCTTCATCATCGCCACGTCATTCGACCCTGTATCGGCGTAGGCATACGCCAGACCGTTCCCATCAATATCCCCTCGCGGCTGGCCGCTGGCGGCATACGTCAGATGGTTGCCATTTCCAGTCTGGTCATAAAACTGGCTGAACCACCACGGGTCAGCGCCCACGAAGGCGCTCAAACTCGCGGCGTCAAACAGGCCTGGAGACAGCGCCGCAATGTCCAGCTCATCATCCCCAGTGCGTCGCACCCGGAACAACGGACCTGTGTAGCTCGTAAACAGCCGGTGAGACAGCCCCCAAATTGCAAGTCCATCCGCAGCATAAGCATCCAGCGGCCCCACAAAATTGGAACCATAAGATACCAGAAGTTGTTGAGTAGCACCCATTAAGTCAATCCTGAGCCGGAGATCATCCAGCGGGTTGCGGTAATCTTAAGAGCAGTGGCAATGCCATTGGCGGCGAGTGTGCGTGCCCCCGTGGTGCCTGCCCCCGATAGAACAAGTGTGTCAGAATCGACCGCAATTGTGATGTCACCTGCTGATGTGTCATTCACAAAAGTGATGGCCGTGCCAACAGGGTATGCCACTGAGGCATTTGCAGGTATGGTCCAAGCACGTGGTGTGGTGTCAGCAGACGGGTGGTAAATCTGTTTGCCTGAGTCTGTGAGAACCAAGGTGTAGTCTGCTGACTGGCTGTTTTGAGGAACACCAAGATACCCCACTGAATACTCGGTGGGGGCGGTGATGTTGTTGATGACGTCAGTGATGGTGCTTCCAGCGGGCAGGCTACCAGCCGCGACATTTGCCAATGCCACAAGGATGGCTTTGAGCACCTGTGAGTCATCCAGGTTCGGCAGAGGAGCAGTCATGCCCAGAGCCGTCATGGCACTGAAGATCTTGGCATCGGAGGCAATCTGGGACATGGGAAGCTTTTAGGAAATCAGGTTGGCAGCCACAATGAGGATCTGCTTGAGCACTTGGGAGTCGTCGCCAGCAATGGGTTCGCCGCCAAGAGCGGCTTCTGTGGCAGCGATGGCGGCGGGTGAGAACAGGATTGAGACCATGATATTATCCTCGGAGACCACCAGCCCTGACAGCCTGGCGGAGGGTTTCTTCAGCCATGGCATCGCTCTCATCCGGGTCTTCGGACTCAGAGCCCACCGGCTGGCCGTCAAATGACTCAAACACCAGACGGCCATCTTTGATCTTGGCCTTGGTGATGACCTCGAAAGTGTCACCGTCCTTGGTGCCTTGGGGCGGTTGGAAACCTTCGGGGAGCACAATGCTCATGTCATCGGCAGCAGCGGCTTCAGCAGCCTCGGCTCCCGGTGTGACCGCTTCCATGGCTTTTTCTTCGACGCTCTCGGGCTCGTCCTCGATGATTTCTTCCTCTTCAGCCATCTCGGGAAATTTCATTTTCATGATGCAAGGTCTGGGTGGTTAAAAGGCATGCCCGTCACAGAGGTGATTCTGCAAACGGGCATGCCATGAGTTTAAATCTGACTAGTAAGACGGGCAGGTGTTGCCCACCGTGGCAGGGCAGCGCAGCACCATGATGGCGAAGGCATACTGAGTGTTCACGGTTGGCTTGAAGGCAGCCATGAGGTCAGCAGCGTAAACACCGATGGACTGGAACAGGTTGGTTTCCTTGTTCGGGATGTTGGCCCAGATCACATCACCGTTGTAGTTGACAGCCTTGAAGCTGGTACCGGCACCGAGGGAACTCTTCGGCTTCGGAGTCTGACGGATGACAGCCTTCGGATTCCAGATGTACATGACCTCGTAGAGGGCGCTGTCGTAGTCCGGGTTGACGATCTGGCTTGGGCCACCGATGGAGGAAGGGCCATCGATGTAGTAAGGCACCTGCACGTACTCGCCGCCGACGAAGTTGTAGCGCGGCATGCGGTAGTCGATGCAGTGCATGAAACCACCATAGGCACGGTCAATGCCCCAGCTCTGAAGGAGCATGGCACCGGAGTCTTTGCCCATCTGGGCGAAGCGAATGTCCTGACGAATGTTGGCGTCGTTCTGGATGATGTTCTGGCTGGCTTCAGCCGAGCAAATCAGGGTGAGCTGGGCTGCACCGTTGGAGTATGCATAAGGCTTCACACCACCGCCGTCCTGCATGATGCGGTTGTAGAGGCGATAGAGCAGGCTCTGGCTGGCGATGTAGGTGGCCGGGGTGTTGGTGAACGCGGTGCCGGTGGTGATGGTGCTCGAAGAGTTGAACACCACCTTGTTGGCCCAATACTGGAACCAATACTTGGAGCGGTCTTCCCAGAGATCGGTGATGTTGCCGACAAAGTTCTGCTTGGTCTGAGTGACCTGTTCTTCCCACTCGTAGGAGAACCGGCCATCGGTAAGACAGATGTCCGAGGACATGACCTGGTTCTGCTCGACGTAGTAGTTCTGGATGAGACGGGCAGGGGTGACAACGCCGGGGGTGAGCTGACAGTTGTTGACGGGGGTGTCAGGAGACTGCACACGAGTCCAGCCGGAACCACCGGCAATGCCGGAGCGCAGCGTGGAGACTGTGGACGGGTTGTAGCCGATGCCGTCAGGGAAGTTTTGCTTTTCCATGAGCATGGAGACACGACCTGTCTCACGCATTTTCTGATAGACTTGACCCTCAAGACGGGAGGCGTCAGAGGCGAAGATTTGACCGATGGTAGCCATAAAGGTGGGTGATGTGAATGGGGTGGTGTGGAAACCTCTCGTTCACGGTCAGGGCACTTTGCTCGGGCGTGACAAGAGATGTGCGTCTGCGGGTGCAGAAGCCTCTAACACGACCGGTGAGCAGCCGACCAAACCCTTGCGGGTTCCTTTAAGCTCGTCGAATTGCTTTCTTCATTGGTGAGTCACGCCAACCCGGTAAGCACGGAATTTAATCTCAAGGTGAGGATATGAAAAAACCCACTCCTTCGCAAGAGTGGGTTTTATAGTTGACGGGTTATCTAATGTCAGGCTCAACGGCGGCGGAAATCATCAGCCTGCCGGATCTTGGCGAAGAAGTCGTCATCATCGGCAATCGCGTTTGGGTCATCATGCTCAGTGCTGCTGGCCTGCTTGGCACCTGGCCGGGCGTTCGTGAGGCTCGCCACGGTCTTCTTCAGTTCAGCCACAGTCTTTCTCTCGGCAATCAGGGCCTTGGTGACGACTGCCGCCACCTCAAGCCCGTGGGCCTGCATGGCACGTTCCTCGGGGTCATCGCTGATCTGCGCATTGTCCAGTGAGTCCATGAACTCCTTGCGCTCGGCCTCGGACATGCCCTTGATGATCGGGGCAATCTTCTTCTCCATCACCGACTTGCTGGCTGCCACGGCCTTCTGCCATGCTTGCTGCTGCTCGTAGGTCTGCTTGGTGCTGTCCTGCTGGGACATGGCATCTTGAGCAGCTTTGAGCTTCGCGGCATTGGTCTCAATCTGGTGGCCTTTGAGCCACGCATCGTGCAGTTGGTCTGCCTGCTTGTAAAGGGACGCCTTGATGGCGGACGGCACATTGTCAGCATCATCAATGAGCTTGTCGATGGCCACCTGCCGTTTCCAGTCGGTGGTCTCGCGCATGGCCTCGAACATCTTGTCCGGGTCCAGTTTGAACTCACCACAGATTTCTGTGATGCTGCCCTCCGCCTTGGCCAGTTTGGCGGTGACATTCTCCTTGTAGTCCTTGGTGTTTTTTACGTCGTGAACCGCCTGGAACTGACGCAGTTTCTCCAGTTCAGCCTGCACTTCCTTGGAGACGGGGTTCTTGCGCAGTTCCTCCATCTCTTTGGTCATTTTCTCGACGGTCTTGTCGAGTTCCTTGGCCCGCTTTTCCTCCTTGCGGAGCTGGTTCCAACGAGACAACTGCTTCTCGCCTTCTTCGCCTTCTTTCTTGCCTTCGGGTGGGAGTTCTTCTTTCTCTTCGCCCGTGGTTTCGTCAGCATCCGGTTCTTCCGGCTCCTCTTCGACGACGTCCAGTTTGTCAGCCTTCTTCAATGGCTGGGCGGCAGGCTTTGCCTCAGCAGCCTTCTTGGTCTTCTCAGCGGCAGCCGGGTCAGCCGTGGCCTTCTTTTGAAGGTTGGCCGGGTGATCGTCGGCCTGACGGATCTGATCGAAGAAACTGGACTCCCCAGCCCCTTCGCCGCCTGTATCGGTGACACCGGGGGCAGCTTCAGCAGATGGGGCTTCTTGACGGAGGACGGGGCGCAGGTACATGGTGTTTAGCATTTTGGTTTCTCTTCACGAAATTCAACGGGGATCTTGTGCTCGTAGGCTCGGGCCAGCAGGTCGTTGTCGGTCTCTCCCGGTTTGATGGGTTTGGTCAGCGTCTCAAGGTCGGCAAACCCTTGGTTCACTCCGCTCATGAGCATGTACCTGCGACCAAACACAATATCGGCCAGCGCGGAGACCTCCTGCTGGTTCGGCGGTTTCGGGACTGCCGCCCCTTTGATGATGCCGATGGCCAGTTGAAGAACGGGGTCTTTCAACAGCTCGGCCAGTTTGTCACGGTACTCGGGTTTTTGCCTGAAGGCTTGGGCTTCTTCTGTCATAATGTCATGCTGCTTGCTGAGCTGCTTTGTTCAATTCCTGAGCTTTCTTGGCGTCCCCATAGGCGAGATCCTGCTGCTTCTTGGCCAGCTCAAGAGACTGCTTTTCCGAGTCAAACTGCAACTGCTGGCGCTTGGCCATGACATCGAGGCGAGCACCGGCATCCACCGACTGGCGGAGCACAGACAGCGGGGTCTCCTCAGAGTCGCCAGTGGCGGCTTCCGGGTTTTCCTGTGCCCGGCGTGCCTCGGCAGCGAGCTTCTTCTCGCCGTTGACCACGACTTCTTCGATCTGTGACAGCGCCTCTTTGAACGACTTGTACAGCGGGTTCTTGTCGGAGATGTAGGCCATGTGCTCCATGGCGTGACGCCAGATGGGGCCGAGCAACTGGATAGCCGGGGCGAACTCCATCTGCTCGTTGGCCAGAGCACCATTGATCTCGGCCAGCTTGGACAAGTGGGTTGCCACATGGACGGTGTGATCTTGGTTCGGCTCCAGCACGGCGGGCTGCCCCACCGACATGAGAGCATTCTCCATGTTGGCGATCTGCACATCCACGGGCGGGCGGGTGCCCGGCTCCGGTGGCACAAGCAGGTTGGCGAAACTGATCCCTGCCAGAGAGGCCGTGTACTGGCGCAGGAGGATCTGCTGCCCCTTGGGGTCGTAGCTGCCGATGTTTGGCATGAGCTGGCTGAACACAGCCCGGCGCTCTTGGGCGGACCCCTTGCCGACCCCCCGGTTGATCTCGATGGCGTCGATGTCCACATTGTAGATGGCTTCGATAGGCACTCCACGCTCCATGCACCGCTTGCGCATCTTGAAGGCTTCAGCACCCCCTGGATGGGATGCAGACAGTTCTCGGTTGCACACACGGCGGACAATCTCTTTGAAGTCGTTGAGCCACGAGAGGAAGTAAAGGTCCATCCCCGCCGTGGTCAGTTGACCGTCAATCGCGGCTTCCGTCTTCACTTCCTCGGCGGTCCTTGGGGTGGCCCCGCCTGTGTAGCGATTGGACCCACCAGCCTGCCGGGAACGCATGCCAAAGATGCCTTTGATCTCTTGGATCATCGGGATCAGGTTCTGCTGGAACGGCACATGCTTGATTTCCACGAACTCGGCCTGAGACGATATGATATTATATGGTCCAGACGGACGAATCAGGGTGTCGATGAGCGCATCCTCGTCGGTGGCCTTGATGTGGGGTGTGGAGGACCAGTTGGCCATGTCCACGGCCTTGCAGGTCATCAGGTTCAAATAAAGAGACGAGTTAAACCCACGCCATGCGTTACCACGGATCGAGTAGAAGTCACCATTGGAGCCGACGCCATCCGTGTAGGCCGTCACGAACTCACTCATGCTGCCGTACATGCCCTCACACTTGTAGAGGAACTCACCATTGCCGTCGTAGCGCCCGATGACGTGCGAAATCGAGCCGTCCATCTCACGGACCCAGCCATGTACCAGATCCACCGTGATGGCTCCCGCCCCGGTGAAGTAGTCCTGATCTTTAACGGTCTCCTGCAAGGTCTCAGGGTTGGACGTGTCAATGGCTGTGGGCTGGGCCGTCTGCTCAATGGCATCCATGACCGCCTGAACGTTCCACCCGGCCAGCTCGGCTGCTTTGCGGTCCTTGATCTTCTTCATCAGTTCGACCGGGGACGTGTAAACGCGAGCACAAAAGAAGTCCTGGTCTTCAATGGTGGCCTCGGTGCGCCGGGGAACCTTGAGCCACTGAAGGGATGTCACCTTGAACCGCCAGTCGTATTTGTCCTCCCGGTAGGTGAAGGCCACACCGAACATGGTGAAAAGGTGGACACACAGCAGCCGGTTGTAGGTGAACTTCGGCCAGTTGCGAATCATGCGGCTGATCTCTTCAGCGATGATGGGTGCCCACTGCTGCCGGGCCAGTTCATCCGCGAAGCCTGCTCTCAGCGGGGTGGTGCCGAACACGTCAATGCTGTCGAACACTTCATTGTAAGGTCGTTCAATGTCCTGCTGGGATTGTGAAGCATATCCCCAGTTGGCATTCGTGCGCCCAGCCATCCCGAGCAGGCGGTCTTGTTCAGAGGAGTACGGCGGGTCTCCGTCCACTTGGCTCTGCACCTTGGCCCGTGCTCGTGAGGAGCCGAGATCACTGGTGAAGAGGTACTGGTAGGCACCTGCCAGTTGAGCCGGGTTCTTGATCCGGCCACGCTCGATCACGTTGTCCTCCTCATCCAGAACATCTGGAATGGAGCTTGCCATCGCTAAGGAGGAATTGGGGTTGTTGTCCATTTCGCAGTTTTAATGCAAAAGCTTTGCTTTAG